GTCTGCGTAAATCGCGCGCCATTCTATCGGCGGATGTGCGTCCAGATATTGCCACCACTCATCCCTGAATATGCCGCCGCCCGCCGGGGCGGGGCGTTGCTGCATCTGTCCTGCCCACGCGTAAGCGCCCATTGCCCGCTTGTCGCGCTCGATTACGTCCGGCGGAAACCTTGTCGGATCCAACAATTCGCCTTCTGCCTTGCGCGGGTCCGTCCAGCCTATCGACGTTGTGCATCGGCGGTCCGGTTCAAACTCCATCGGCAGGCATAGATGCTCATAACCAAGATCGTTTGCCAGAATATGCCCTGCCGGGTCCGCCTCATGCAACCGCTGCATGATAACGATGATTGCCGATTTCTCCGGGTTGTTAAGCCGCGTCGGAATGGTTTCAGACAAGACACGGATCGCGGTATCCCTGCCCGCCTGCGAGTGTGCCTTTTCCGGCGATAGCGGATCGTCAAGCGTGATCGTATGCCCGCGCCGCCCCGTCATGCTGGCAACAGCGCAGGCTTGCCTAAAGCCTCTGTGTTCATTTTCAAAATACAGCTTTTCGTTCTGGTCGCCGGTCATTTTCAGCGGCCAAAGGCGCTGATACCAGTTGGACGTGACCAACGCCCGCATCATGCGGTTATCCCGGACAGCCAACCCTTGCTCGTGCGCGGCACCGATGTAGCGATGGCCCGGTTGCCCACCCGGCCCCCATAGCCAAGCCGGGAACATGACGCCCACCATCGTGCTTTTGGACGTTCCTGGCGGAATGTTGACTAGAAGCCGCGTTATATCGCCCTTTGCTACCGCCTCCAGATGCTCGGAAATGGCGTCGAGATGCCAGCCCCAAATCAGCTTGTCGGGGATGATGTGCGGCCACGCGCGACGGGTGAAATGTGCCAGACTTTCCGCGCATAGGCTGCGCTCGATCTGGTCAATCGTCTCCCTGTCCAAGTGCGTCATGTGCTGCAAGGATTTCCGCCTTCGCTTCCTTGGATAGCATGGATATGTCGAGGCCGGACTTGGGTGACATGCTGCCGTCTGGGCTTTGGTGGTTTACCAGAGATTGAGGCATGTGACCTTTGGGAGCCATGCGTTCTGCGCTCCACTTCTTTGCATCGAGAATGACGCGGGCGGCGTTCGGGTCAAGCAATCCATCCCGCACCATATCGGCAATGTCGATGATATCGTCAGCGTGTGCGTAGCCGCCCGCTTGCCTTGCGTGTGCGTATTGTTCCATGAATTGCGGATGAGTTACTATCCACAGACACACGGTTGAAAGTCCCGGCGTCTCGTCTTGGCGGCAGAACGAACGCAGGGACTTACCCTCAGCGATCCACATGCAGATGCGGTCTGCAATATCTGCATTATAGCTTGTTGGCCTGCCTGCTGGCATGTGCTGCTCCTGTTTCAAGGCTTTCCACAAGCGAACATGACGTGACACATCACAATACTGTCGAGGCTCGCCTCAATAGCGATTGATGAAGGCGCTAGATTATAAATCCTTTCCCCGCGCAATTCGACCCAGAAATTACCTCTCCCATCAGAACATAACTTGGGAATTTCATTCTGATATTCGCTCCACTTGACTGTAGCCATCAATACACCGCCTCGATAGCGGCCCAGAGCGCAAGTGTTGAGATGGTGACCTCTTGACTTGCCTTTGTGCCGCGATAGCCGCGCGATGCCATATTGTTACCTCTTGCCCTATTGGGGGAGAGTTGCGTTAGCGATGAGTGATTTTTACGTCCGGGTTAATTTCCCAGTCATCAACGAGCATATCGAGAAAGCCTTGCTCGATAAAGCTGCCCTCTACTGGCATTTCCGCATTGTAAAGCATCATATCCGCCGTCATGCAGTCGCCGACTTGCATATCCTTAAGCCATTCAACGGTGTTGCCATTTAACTCCCAGATATCGCCCTTCTTTGGGTTAATCACTTTCCGCTCCAGCACGTCCGCAATGGACGTTTGAAAACACGAATGCTTCGCATCATACTAGCGTGTTCCGGTAGCGCGGTCAACAACATCTGCAAACCGCTCCATCGCCACCACAAACCGCCTGCCGTGGTCTGTTATCCGCCCCCCGTCCATCGCGTCAACCCGCCCATAGGACACGTCGCTTATGGCATCTTGGTGATAGTCTGCCATGCTGGTGAAATACCCGCGCCATCTTGCCCATGCGTTTGAAGCATCGCTAGCTTTCTCGTCCTCTGTCCGCAGATCGGGCTTGTCGTCTGGCCTGACTTGGAAATCATCACCCGGCATCATTTCCAGCTTTGCGGTTGCCGCGTGAAGGCGCAGGCCAAGACAGAGGCGCAGATACATGGCTTCCGAAGCCGTGAAGGCGCGATAGACTGCCCATAGGCGTTGTGCGACTTCCGGCTTGTGCGTGACATAGATCGCGCGGCCCGCCGCTTCACCATAGGCCGGGTCACGCGTTTCCATGATGTCCTTAGGCGAAATGCCTGATTGACGGGCGCGGGCGGTCAGGACAACCATTTGCGCATCAGGCTCGGCGTTCAATTCCTCCATCCTGGCGCGGCCTCGTTTTTTTGCCTTCGGGACTTCGGCGAGATCGGGCAATGATAGCTTTGCCAGCTTTTTAAGGTGTAGCTTCTGCCCCTTGGTTTTTGCCTTGGTCATTTCTGCCCTCGCTTGCCATAGAGTTGCTCTGCAATGTTGATGATTTTCTGCCTCGTCCAGTCGTCCTCGATCTCTATTGGATCAATTACCGCCAGTCCGTGCCTCTGCCATGCCTCTGCGCAGGCGTCACGGTTTCGGCGCTTGGCTTCTGCGCCCGTGGGCGGCTCGGCGTTCGCCTTGTGGTAGATGCTGGAGATGAGGCGGGTCATGGCAACGGATGATTCTGCGGCCCGTATGGCTCTAGGTTCTCCGGGTCAATTTCGCTCGGGCGGTGTTGCCGAGATAGGCTTTCCGTAGACTCTGCCAGTAGCCCCTCGAACCATTGCTGTTCGGTAGCCCCGGCGTTGCGCATGTGGCGGCGCAGTTCGCTGAGGTTGTAGGCGATCAGGGCGGGAATGGAGTAGGTCATGCCACCCTCTCGATCAGCATGGTTCCTCTGGTGTCGATCCGCCGCCGTGTGATCAGCCCTTCGGCCTCAAGTTCCCGCGCGTAGGCCCGGACGGTCACGCTGGTGGCGCGAATGGCCTCAGCCAGCACCGGCACGGTTGCGCCTTTGGGCGGTATGGCCTCCAGCAGCATGGCCTTGGCATGGCTGCGAGCGCCGGTGGTCTTGACAGGCATACCGTTGGATCCTTTCACCACCGGGGCGATGCGCCTGGCTTGAAAGCTGGCGGCGGCGGGATGGGCGCGCTTCATCTTGGCGACGGCCTCGATGGGCTCGCGGGCCTTGATGACGTGTTTGACCTTTCCGATGGCGGTGACTGCGGTGACTTCGTAGCGGTTCATTTGGTGGTCCTCCTAGAATGGCAATGGATCTTCGTGGGTCTGCGGCTTGGACCGCTTGGCGATGGAGATGATTTCGGATTGCGGAAATTGCTTTTGCACTTCGGCAAAGAGCGGGTTGTCGATCCGCAGGGCTTTCAGCGCCACACCGACTTCCCGCAGCGAGAAGAACCGCAGATCCGGGCGGGCCTCGTGGTGGACCTGCCAGTCGCGGCCTTCACGCATGACGGCGAACCGAAAGCCGTCGATCTCGGCTTCCCAATAGTCGGGGCTGGCGGGCTGGTGGCCCAGGCGTGTGGCCTCGGCGTCCATTGCCTGCATTCCGCGGATGCAGTTCCCGACAGCGGCGATGCAGGCGGCGGGATCGCTGTCCTCTATGCAGGCGTTAAGATGTGCGACCGCCGCGCCATACCGTGCGGCCAGTTCCGGCGAAACCAATCCGGGTAGCTGGTCGATGCCCCACTTGCGGTCCATGTCGGTGGCGGCGCGGTCGAATGGTGCGATGGCGTGGTCCACTTCGATCTCCCTTGCGGTGGAGCCTGGATTGAGCAGGCGGTCGCTCTTGCGCTGACGGCGCGGGCGGGCGGCGGTCATGATAAACTCTCCATTTTTCTGCATTGCGGCATTGCGCCGGTCGCGCGAATTTGCCTAGTCCGGTAAAAACCAGCTTGCTGCGCCTGCGCCACTGGCAAAGGCGCAGTGGCGCGCGTTTGCGCCGCTGGTTTTAACCTTGGGCAAAATTCAGCAGCGGCGCAGACCAAGTGCGCCACTGGCGCGCCACTGAAAAAACCCAGTGGCGCACTCATAATTGGTCCCCTACGCGGCCAATTGCGGTCACGCCTTTCTTGTTTTTTCGCTGCGGTGCAGAATAATATTCTATCTCCTCGATCAGTCCGTTTTGCAGCCATGTCTTGATGATCTGTTTGGCCTGTCCTTCGGACTTGAAGTCCTCGGCGCGCGCGAATGGGTAATCGACAATCAGTTTCCCGACCCACCGCGCCTTGTCTTGTGGCCGCAGTGAATAGTGTTCTTTGCCTTCGTCGTTCTGCACACCGGCATTGATCAGTCCCAGGATGGTGTTGATCACGTTGTCGGTCATGCCCTGCCACTCGTCGGGCAAATCAAATGCGGTTGCCACGCCGACCCATTCCCCATTGGCGATCTGCACGCCAACCATGCGCCTGTAGACGGCCTTGACGGCGGGTGGTGCGAGGTTTGCCTTGCCATCATCAACGCGGAACAGGCCCATCGCTTCGTCGGGTTTGACGCCCAGTTCTATGGCGTCCTTTTCTGGAATTCGGTTGATCACGCGGGCGGCTCTAGCTGCGCCGATCAATGATCCAGCGCCCCGAACGCTGTCTATGTCGGCTTCCTGCCCGTTGCCTTTTCTGATGTGATGCACCAGCCCGATTGCGCATCTGCATTCGTCGGCGACTTCTCTGATCTGCGCCACGACCGAATTGACGGCCATATTGTCATTCTCGTTGATCTGGTGTGCGCCGACAAACGGGTCAATCATTACGCACCCGATGTTGCGCTCTGGGATCTTGATTTTCATGT